ATGGTGAGGCGGATGCGGTTCGAAATCGTCAAATGTCATGGGTCGGGCAATGATTTCCCGTTGATCGACGCGCGGGATATCGCGCTGGACGAGGCCGAATGGGCCGTCGTCGCGCGGGCGCTGGCCGACCGGGCGGGGCCGGTTGGCGGTGACGGGTTGCTGCTGCTGACCGCCGGCGACGAAGTCCACGCATTCGGCATGGTCATGCGCAATTCGGACGGGAGCGAGGCGGAGACGTGCCTGAACGGCGTGCGCTGTGTCGCGCGGGCCGGGTTCGCCGCGCTGGGGATCGACCAGGCGCAGGTGCGGCTGAAGACGTCGTCGGCGTTCGCGGCGCATGATCCCGACCTGGCACCCGGGGTCTATACCGTGCGCGAGACGGCGGGGCCGGCGGGGATGGATGTGACCGCCTGGCCGATGCGGATCAGGACGGATCGGTTGATCGAGGGGGTGGTCCCTGCCCTGTCCGACACGATCCGGTTTACCGCCGTCGCGATGCCGAACCCGCATCTGGTGGCGTTCGTCGATACGGTCGACGAGGCCGAGCTGGTGCGGATCGGGACGATTTGCGAGGGCGCGCCGGACTGGTTGCCGAACCGGGCAAACGTGTCGTTTGTCGAGGTTCGGGGTGGGGATCTGTTCGTGCGGACGTTCGAGCGCGGGGTGGGCCTGACCGACAGCTGCGGCAGCGCGATGGCCGCGTCGACCCACGCCGCCTGCCTGACCGGGCGGATTCCGACCGACCGCGAGACGGTGGTGTTCAATCGCGGCGGGCTGGTGCGGGCGCAGGCGGATGCTGACGGTGTCGTGACGATCTGCGGCAACGCGACATTCGAGTGGGCCGGGTCGGTCGAGGTCGATCTGGCGACCAGGGTTGCCTTCGGCCTGGTGGTGACGGCGCGGTATCCCGATGAGGTTGCGGCCTGGGAGGCGGCGAAGCGGGTCGCTGGGTGATTTCGGCTAGCGGCGGATGTGTGGCCCTGCCCCTCCACCATCGGCTTTGCCGGTAGCCCCCTCCCCGTACCGAAAATAAATATCCTATTTGGTTATTTGTGCTTGACATCGTCACGCTGATTCGGTACATATCAGGAACGATGAGGAATTGCGGGTCGGGCTGGTGACGGCGCTGTTCGGGGGAGACCCCGGGGCGCAGGGTCGCTGGCCCGATCGTCGTTTGGGGGCGGGCGATGGCGGTGGTGAAACAGCGGAAAACCGGGGGCAAACCGGCAACGGGCGCGAAGACGCCGTCGGCGGCGGTGCGGCGGGTGCGGTTTCTGGCGGTGCTGCGCGAGACGGCGAATGTGGCACGGGCGGCGCGTGAGGCGGGACTGGGGACGTCCGGATTGTACAAGTATCGGGCGGGTCATGCCGCCTTTGCCGAGCAATGGGATGCGGCGGTGGCCGAGGCGCTGGACGCGCTGGAGGATGCGCTGATCCACCGGGCCAAGCACGGGACCGAGCGGGCAGTGTTCTATCGCGGCGGCGTGGTGGGGAGCGTGAAGACCTATTCCGACACGCTGGGGATGTTCGTGCTGCGTGGGCGGCGACCGGAGATTTACGGCCGGGCGGCGGTGGGGTCGCCGTCCGATGCGAGCCAGATGACCGATGACGAGGCGCGGGCCGAGGTGGTGCGGCGGCTCGATCGGCTGGCTGAACCGGATGCCGGGGATGCGGAATGAGCGGGTCGCGTGCGCGGGTATTGGCGCGCGATGCCGCCGCCGCCCGTGGCTGGGTTCAGCAACCGCGCGACTGGCGGGCGGTGCTGGCGGACTGGCCGTTCTGGGCCGATCCGCGCCAGTTGCCACCGGCGGGCAGCGACTGGCGGGTGTGGCTGATGCTGGCGGGGCGGGGTTTCGGCAAGACGCGGGCCGGGGCGGAATGGGTGCGTGGGCTGGCCGAGGCGGACGGGTCGTTGCGGATCGCGCTGGTGGGCGCGACGCGGGCGGAGGCGCGCGCGGTGATGGTCGAGGGGGAAAGCGGGCTGCTGGCGATCTCGCCACTGGCGACGCGGCCGCGCTGGGAACCGTCACGCGGGCGGCTGGTGTGGCGGTCGGGCGCGCAGGCGTTCGTCTATTCGGGGGAAAATCCGGAAAGCCTGCGCGGGCCGCAACATCATGTCGCGTGGTGCGACGAGCTGGCCAAATGGGCGTATCCGCAAGGGACGTGGGACACGCTGGCGATGGGTTTGCGGCTGGGGGCGCGGCCGCGCGCGCTGGTGACGACGACGCCGCGCCCGACCGCCTTGGTGAAGGCGTTGCGGGACGGGGCGGATACCGTGGTGGTGACCGGGCGGACGGCGGACAATCGCATGCTGCCCGCCGCGTTCGTGGCGGCGGTGACGGCGGCGTACGGGGGCACGCGGCTGGGACGGCAGGAGCTGGACGGCGAGCTGATCGAGGAGGTGGCCGGTGCCTTGTGGACGCGCGGTGCGCTGGAGGCGTGCCGGGTGCGGTCGGTGCCGGATGTGGCGCGGGTGGTCGTTGGCGTCGATCCGCCCGCCGGCGTCGGTGGCGATGCCTGCGGGATCGTCGCGGTGGCGCGGGGACGCGACGGGAAAGCCTATGTGCTGGAGGATGCGAGCGTTGCCGGGATGACGCCCGAAGGCTGGGCGCGGGCGGTGGTCGCGTGCGCCGCGCGGCACGGCGCGGACAAGGTGGTGGCGGAGGCGAACCAGGGCGGCGCGATGGTCGGCAGCGTGCTGCGCGCGGCGGATGCGGGCCTGTCGCTGCGGCTGGTCCATGCGACGCGCGGGAAGTCTGCGCGAGCCGAGCCGGTGGCGACGCTGTACGAGGCGGGGCGCGCGTTTCACGTCGGGGCGTTTCCCGCGCTGGAAGACGAATTGTGCGGGCTGGTATGCGGGGGTGGATATGAGGGGCCGGGACGTTCGCCGGACCGGGCGGATGCGCTGGTCTGGGCGATGACGGAGGTGATGCTGGGGGCGGCGCGGGTCGGGCCTTCGGTGCGGGTGTTGTGAGGGTTGCCAGCAGCCATCCGAATGATATGTTGCCATTATGTTCGTATCGGCGATGGATCTGACTGGTGAAATTCTGCTCGACATCCTGAAAGGGGATGGCGAGTTCATCATTCGTGTGCCGATCGGCTATGACGATGATCTTGGCATGGTCTATTCGGTGTTCGTCGCACTGTCGCCGCTGATCGGGTATGCGGACGTTCCGGGATATGAACTGGTTTTCAACATCGTCGTTGCGGCAACCGACGAATCTACGGTCCATGCCTGTTGGGATGGCCGGGAAACGCGCGGGTTCCTGACAGACGCCACCTTGCGCAAGCAGGTGTTGAGCGTCGTTCTTTCCTGCATCGGCACCTTGATTGACGAAGCCAGACCCAATCTTGTAAGCATGACCACGCATACGGCGCACTTGCCGCGTGCGGCTTTAACGAAGTTTGATCGAATATGCGCGATGTTGCGGGCACAGGGGTTCATTGCTGGTAAGGCGGACCAATATAATGGTCGGCATATCTGGATGATGGACCGACGGTAGGGAACCACCCTGTCGCGCAGATGATTGAAGACGTTACACCACGCATGTGGAGCAAAGCATGACCGCCCCGTTGAACCGTGACCAGCAGATCGAACTGATGCTGGGATCGAAAGACCGCCACGAAACACGGTTTGCCGCATGGATGGCAAACCGGACGGTTCGTGCTGTCGTGTCCAAGCCGGCACCGGGTCAGGATGATGGTACGCTGTTTTCGCATGAAACCAGGCGCGCTGCCTGCTGCTGATCGGCGAGCTACGACAATAAGCATCTGAAAAGCCCCGCTTCGGCGGGGCTTTTTGCGTTTGGGGGATATCACATGAAATGGTTCGGCAGGTGGGCCGGGCGCGAGGGATCGCGTCCGGCCTTGGCGCGTGGGGGCGTCGTTTTCGGCGGTGGGGAGTGGCCGCTGAGTTACGAGGCGCAGGTGCGCGAGGGGTATGCGCGCAATGCCGTCGCCCAGCGCGCGGTGAAGCTGGTGGCGGAAGGGGTGGGGGCGGTGCCGGTGACGGCGTCGGACCCGGCGCTGGGGGCGCTGGTGGCGGCGCGGTCTGGCGGGCAGGCGTTGCTGGAGACGGTGGCGGCGCAGATGCTGCTGCACGGCAATGCCTATGTGCAGATGTTGCGCGATGGCGACGGAAACGTGGTCGAGCTGTTCGCCCTGCGCCCCGAGCGGGTTGCGGTCGAGGCGGATGCGGGCGGGTGGCCGGCGGCGTATCGCTACCGGGTGGGGGAGCGGGTGACGCGGCTGACCGCGGATGGGCCGCGACCCGATGTGGTGCATCTGAAGACCTTTCACCCGCTTGATGACCATTATGGTCTCGGGTGCCTGGGCGCGGCGGCGGGAGCGGTGGCGATCCACAATGCGTCGGCGCGCTGGCACAAGGCGCTGCTGGACAATGCCGCGCGACCCAGCGGTGCGCTGGTCTATGATCCGGGTGACGGATCGGTGCTGAGCGCGGACCAGCAGGCGCAGTTGCAGGCGGAGATGGACGCGAGCTTTGCGGGTGCGATGAATGCCGGGCGGCCGATGCTGTTGCAGGGCGGCCTGAAATGGCAGGCGCTGAGCCTGTCGCCGGCCGACATGGACTTTGTCGGGCTGAAGGCGGCGGCGGCGCGCGAGATCGCGCTGGCGTTCGGGGTGCCGCCGATGCTGCTGGGGCTGCCCGGCGATTCGACCCATGCGAATTACCGCGAGGCGAACCGCGCGCTGTGGCGGCTGGCGATCCTGCCGCTGGCGGGGACGATCCTGGCGGGGCTGGAGCAGGCGTTGCGGGGGTGGTTCCGGCACGCCGCGCTGTCGGTCGATCTGGATCGTGTGCCGGCGCTGGCCGAGGATCGCGAGCGGTTGTGGGCGGCGGTGTCGGGCGCAGATTTCCTGAGTGTCGCGGAGAAGCGGCGGATGGTCGGGTTGGGGGATATGGCATGAGCGGGGCGGTATTGGCGCAGTTGATGGCGCAAGGGGCGGCAAAGGGCGCGGACCTGATGACGCTGCGCGCGATCGTCGAGGATGCGGGCGAGCTGGGGGCGACGCGGGCGCTGACGCGGCTGGGGCTGGCCGACGATGCGGCGCAGCGCGACATGGCGGAGTTGCGCGACCTGCTGGCGGCGTGGCGCGATGCGAAGCGGTCGGCGTGGAAGGCGGGGTTCGCCTGGGTCGCGCGGGTGGCGGGCGCGGTGCTGCTGGCGGGACTGGCGATGAAGCTGGGCTTTGCCGAGTGGCTGCGGTGAGCGTGGGGGGGAGTGTGGGAGGGAGCGTGGCGTTCGGGGGCTATGCGGCGGTGTTCGGGGTGGTCGACCGGGCGGGTGACGTGTTCCGGGCGGGGGCGTTCGGGGACGTGGGGGCGGTGCCGTTGCTGTGGCAGCATGGCGGCGCGGCGGTGGGGGCGATCACGGCGATTGAATCGGACGCGTGCGGCTTGCGGGTGGAGGGGCGGGTCGATGACGCCCGCGTGGCGGCACTGGTGCGGTCGGGGGGACTGACCGGGTTGTCGGTCGGATACCGGGCGCGGGCCGTGCGGCAGGGCGCGCGGCGGGAATTGGTCGCGGTCGATCTGGTCGAGGTCAGTCTGGTGGCGGTGCCGATGCAGAGGCGCGCGCGGGTGGATTTCGTGGGGGCTGCGGCCGATCCGTGAGGGTACCATTGCGTGGCCCTGGGTTCCTGCGTGCGCAGGAACACGGGTGGTTTTTCTGGAGGCTCTCGCTGGTTTGGCGGGGGCCTTTTTTCATGGGGATGATGGGTTATGTCGAATGATGTGGTGAGCCGGCCGGTGCTGTCGGGTGCGAGTGTTGCGGCAGGGGCGTTCGGGGCGTTCGTGCGCAGTGGCGCGACGGTCGAGATGAAGGCGTTTACCGGGGTGACCGGTGACGCGGGCGGCTTTGCGGTGCCGCGCGAGATTGATGCGGTGATCGACGCGACGCTGAAGGCCGTGTCGCCGATCCGCGCCATCGCCAATGTCGTGACGGTGGGCAGTGCGGGCTATCGCAAGCTGGTGACGACCGGGGGCACGCCGTCGGGCTGGGCGGCGGAGACGGCCACGCGGCCGGAAACGGCGACGCCGGTGTTCGTCGAGATCGCGCCGCCGATGGGCGAGCTGTACGCCAATCCGAGTGCCAGCCAGGCGATGCTGGACGATGCCGCGTTCGACGTCGAGGCGTGGCTGGCGGGCGAGATCGCGACCGAGTTCGCCAAGGCCGAAGGGGCGGCGTTCGTGAACGGGTCGGGCGTCAACCGGCCGAAGGGGTTCCTGCAGTCGCCGGTCGCGGTGACCGGCGATGGACCGCGTGCGTTCGGGACATTGCAATATCTGCCGAGTGGCAATGCGGTCGACCTGGGGTCGATGGCGCAGGACCGGCTGGTCGATCTGGTCCACGCCCTGCGCGGCGGATACCGGCAGGGGGCGTGTTTCGTGATGAACGCGGCGACGCTGGCGCGGATCCGCAAGCTGAAGACCGCGGACGGCGCGTTCCTGTGGACGCCGGGGCTTACCGCCGGGCAGCCGGCGACGCTGCTGGGCTATCCGGTGGTGGAGGCGGAGGACATGCCCGATGTGGCGGCGAACACGACGCCGATCGCGTTCCGCAATTTTCGCGCGGGGTACATTATCGCCGAACGCCAGGAGACCGCGATCCTGCGCGACCCGTACAGCAACAAGCCGTTCGTCAATTTCTACGCGACGAAGCGGGTCGGCGGCTGTGTCGCCAATTCGGACGCGATCAAGCTGATGAAGATCGCGGTGTCCTGATCCCCCCTGCCCTCTCCCCAATGGTCGGGAGGGGGCAATTTCAGTCTTACGGGAGGCACACACATGGCCGACAGTTTTTCCAATGCGGCGGATGCGGTGTCCGCGCCCGCCACGCGCGCGGTGGCGGTGGTGCCGCACGATACGAACCCGCTGGCCGACATCACCAAGGCGCTGTTCGTGGGCGGCGGCGGCGCGATCACGATGCGCGGTGTCGCCGGGAGCGCGGACACGGTGTTCCGCAATGTCGGTTCGGGCAGCATCCTGCCGTTCCGCGCGCAGTTCGTGCGGGCGAGCGGCACGACCGCGACCGACATCCTGGCGCTGTACTGATGGCCGCGTTCGGCGTGGGGCTGGCGTTGCGGCAGCGGCCGGGGCCGCAGGCGGTGGAGTTTCGCGGACCCGCGCTGCCGGCCGGCGTGACCCTGTCGCGGGGGACAGCGGCGACGCGGATCGACGCGAACGGGCGGATCGCGACCGAACCGGTCGATGGCGCGCGGTTCGACCATGATCCGGTCACGCTGGCGGTGCGCGGGCTGCTGATCGAGGAGCAGGCGACCAACCGGCTGCTGTGGTCGGAGACGATCGGAGCGGCAAACTGGAGCAAGATCGGCGGCACGACGGTGAGCACCGATGCCGCCACCGCGCCGGACGGATCCGGCACCGCCGACCTGATTACCCAGGGCGCCGGGGAAACCGGGCCGTCGCAGGATCTGGTGGTGACGGCGGGGGCGGCGGTCGTGCAGTCGATCTATCTGAAGGCGGGCAATCCCGGAGTGGTGCGCCTGCGGGACAGCGCGGACAATCACGACATGGTCGTCAACCTGCTGACCGGTGCGGTCATGTCGACCAGCGCGCTGACGCACCACGCCTGCGTGGCGGTCGGCGGCGGCTGGTATCGCTGCGTGATCGGCTATGTCGCGACCGGGACCGGGATCACCTGCAACCCGCGGCTGGTGACGGCGGGGACGATGCTGATGTGGGGGGCGCAGGTCGAACTGGGGACGGCCGCCGGCAGCTATGTCCCGACGGCGGGCGCGATGGCGACGCGCGGCCGCGACGGGGTGACGATCGACTGGCGGATGCGCGGCGTGCCGGATGGCGCGGCGACGGTCCGCTACACCTTCGACGACGGGACGGGGCAGAGCGTGGCGACGACGATCGCCGGCGGCCTGGCGAGCGTGCCGACGACGCTGGCGCGGGCGCGGGTGGTACGCGCGGCGATCGCCTGAACGACAGCCTGCGCGGCGTGGCGGCACGACAAGCCCTTGCCCCATGCCTGGCTCTGGATCCCCGCCTTCGCGGGGAAACACGGGGCGGAATACTGCATCGGATGACGGGAGGCGGATATGCGGACGGAATTGGGCGCGGGGGTGCCCGCGAGCGCGATCGCGGAGGCGGTGGTGGCGACGCGGGCGTTCCTGCGAAGCGGTGAGACGGGAGAGGACACCGTGCTGGCGCGCGCGGCGGGGAGCGCGTTTGCGCTGGCCGAGGCGTTCATCGGCGCGGTGCCGATCGTTGCGATGCAGGAGGATGTCCTGACGGTCAGCGGCGGTTGGCAGCGGCTGGCGCGGGCGCCGGTACAGGCGATTGCCGGGGTGACCGGATTGCCGGCGGGCGCCGCGCCGTTCGTGCTGCCGGTGGGGGCCTATGCGATCGACATTGACGGCACAGGGCATGGCTGGGTGCGGGTGGCTGCGCCGGGCGATGCGGCGCGGGTGGCGGTGGCCTATTCGGCGGGGCTGGCGGGCGACTGGGCGACGCTGCCGATGGGAATCGCGCAGGGGATCGTGATGCTGACCGCGCACCTGGTCGACCAACGGGGAAGCGGGGCAGGTCCGCCGGCGGCGGTGGCCGCATTGTGGCGACCGTGGCGGCGCGTGGTGATGACCCCTGCCCGCCCGGTGCGGGCATGAGCGCGGTGGCGGAACGGGCCGGCGCGCGGGCGGTCGCAGCGGCGGTCGCACGGCTGGAGGCGCGGGTGGCGGAGGCGGTGCCCGAGGCGCGGGTGGTGCGGGACGGCGATACGCTGCGGGTCGAGGGGCGCGGCGTGTTCGACGCGGTGCGCTGGGCCGGCGGGCTGTTGCGATGACTGCGCGCGCAGCCTTGCAGGCGGGTGTGCTGGCGGCGGCGCGTGCCGGCGTTCCGGGCTTTGCGCTGTTCGACGCGCCGCCGGTGCGGGCGACGGTGCCCTATGGCCTCGTGGTCGATCCGGTGCTGGTCGACTGGAGCGCGAAGGACTGGAGCGGGCGCGAGGGGCGGATCGTGGTCGTGCTGCACGATGCGGGCGAGCGGCCGGTGCGGCTGCGCGTCGCGATCGAGGGGATCGAGGATGCGGTGTGCGCGATGCCGGTCGACCTTGGCGGCGGGTGGCGGATCGCGTCGATCCGGTTCGTGCGCGGGCGGATGACGCGGGGTGCCGCGGACCGGTGGAGTGCCGCCAGCGAGTTCGCGGTGCGGATGTACCGGGCGCAGAGTTAGCGGCGACGGGCGGATTCCGGATGGGACGGCGGTGGTCGCGTTCTTGCCGCTGCTTGCCCGATTGGCCCCGGCCTTCGCCGGGGTGGCGTGCGGGTTGTTGTTTTCGCGTTTCAATTCATCATTGGGAGACCGGGCATGGGCGTGGAGAAGGGTAGCGCGTTTCTGCTGAAGATCGGCGACGGGGCGGCGACGCCGGCGTTCGCGACGGTGGCGGGGCTGCGCACGACGCAGCTGTCGGTCAACGGCGAGGCGGTGGTGGTGACGACTAAGGAATCGGGCGGCTGGCGCGAATTGCTGTCGGGCGCAGGCGTGCGGTCGGTCAGCGTGTCGGGCGCTGGCGTGTTCACCGGATCGGTGGCGGAGGCGCGGGTGAAGGCCAATGCGCTGGCCGGCGTGCTGGACGATTACCGGCTGAGTTTCGAGAGCGGGGCGTCGATGACCGGGCGGTTCCTGGTGTCGCGGCTGGACTATGCCGGCGATTTCAACGGGGAGCGATCCTACACGCTGAGCCTGGAGAGTTCCGGGCCGGTGGTGTCGGCATGATCCGCGATCAGGACGCTCCCGCAAATGGCCATCGCGGCGAGGCTGTGGTGCGGGTGGCGGGCGTGGCTTTGGTGCTGCGGCCGAGTTTCGCGGCTTTGGTCGCGGCGGAGGGCGAGCTGGGGCCGCTGTTCGCGCTGGTCGAGCGGGTGGCGGAAGGACGGCTTGGGCTGGGCGAGATCGTCGCGCTGTTCTGGCATTGCCTGCGCGATTCCCCGCCGGTGTCGCGCGAGCAGTTCGGGGAGGCGGTGGCGGCGGCCGGACTGGTCGCGGCGATGCCCGCGCTGAAGACGCTGGTCGGGCAGATCCTGGCGGGGCGGTGATGGTCGTCGAGCAGGGGATGTTCGGCGACAGCGCGGCGCGGCTGGCGGGGTTTGCGGGGGCGGTGCTGGGCTGGTCGCCGGACGGATTCTGGGCGGCGACCCCGGCGGAACTGGCGGTGGTCGTCACGGCGATGACCGAGAGCCGGGGTGTGGGCGACGGCATGACTGCGCCGCCCGATGCGGCGGCGATCATGAAATTGCGGGAGGCGTTTCCGGATGGATGAGGAGATCGAACGGCTGGTGATCGGCGTGCGCGCCGACACCGCCGGGTTTGCGCGCGATGTGGGGTTGCTGCGCGAGATGCTGGAGGGGTCGTTGGGCATGGGTGCGGACCGGGCGGGGCGCGCGATCGAGGGATCGCTGTTGCGCGCGGTGCGGACCGGCAAGCTGGGCTTCGACGATCTGAAGGCGGTGGCGGTGCAGGCGATGAGCGAGATTGCTGCGGCTTCGCTGCGCGGCGGGGTGCAGCAGATGGCGGGCGGCGGCGGTCTGGCCGGCGGTCTGGTTTCCGGTTTGCTGGCGCTGTTCGGCGGCGCACCGGGGCGGGCGACCGGCGGGCCGGTGTCGCCGGGGCGACCCTATTGGGTGGGGGAGCGCGGGCCGGAGCTGTTCGTGCCGACCGCGAGCGGCAGTGTGGCCGTGCCGGTGGCCGGCGGCGGCGGGCGCGACGTGCGGGTGTCGATCATCGTCCATGCGGGGGCGGGCGAGGCGGCCGGCGCGATGGCGCAGTCGAGCCGGCAGGTGGCGCGGGCGGTGCGGGGTGCGTTGCTGGCCGAGGATTGAGGCGGCGGGCTGTTCTTTCGCGAGCGCAGAAGGCTGGGGTCGTCGCGAGGGTTCGGCGCGCGGCTCCGGGGTTCCTGCGTTCGCAGGAACACGGGTTGGATTTGGGGTGGGGGAGTAGGACCATGGGCCATTGGCTGGCGGCGGCGCGGACGGTGCAGGCGGAAGGGGTCCTGACGCGGTTCGATCCGCGGTTCTGGACGGTGAATTTTCCGCGGCCGATGATGGCGGCGGTGACGACGACCGCGCCGGATGCGCTGCGCGTGGATTGCGTGTTCTATCGCCGGGACGACCTGGCCGGGCTGATCTGGGAGGCCGAGGACGTCCATGATCATCCGTTGTTGGCGTATGAGACGGCGCGGGATTTCCGGGACTGCACCTTGCGGTTTCGCTGGCGGTCGGCGGGCGTGCGGGCGCTGGATGCGGTCAACGGACCGACGCTGACGATCGAGGGGCGCGATGCGGGTGGACGGCCGCGCGCCTGGTATGTGCGGCTGTGGAATTATGCGGACGGCACGCCGGAGGATGCGGTCGTCACATTGGACTTCGCGCAGGTGACCGGCGGGTTCCTGCTGCCGGGTGAGGCGGATCCGGTGTGGGCGGGGGACGTCGACCGGATGTTCGTGTCGCTGGTCGCGCCGGACTATGACGGGACGGATGGATTTCTGGCGACGCCGGCCGAGGGGTGGGTCGCGCTGTCGGACATAGCCTGCGACGGGCCGGGGTCGGTGCTGGCGATCGGCGAGGCGGTGGTGCCCGAACACGGGTTGGGCATCGCGAGCGGCTATGACGACAGCTATCACCTGACGCCGGCGCGATTGCTGCGCACCATGCTGCACCTGGGGTATCGCGGCGACGTGATCCATTATGTGGGGATGAGCCATTATTTCCGGCTGGAACGCGCCGGGGACGGGCTGTTCGTCAGTCTGGCGGGCGGTGTGCTGAATGACGCGTGTGCGGCGTGGCATCGCGACTTTGCGAGCCGGGCGCAGGCGCTGGGGATCGGCGTGATCTGGTCGCTGAGTTACGAAGTGTTCGACGCGCATTGCTGGGGCGACTGGAAGCAGCGGGCGGCGGATGGCGCGCCGGCGCTGACCGGGTGGGTGCCGCCGTCGACGTTGCTGTCGCCCGCGCATGGCGGGGCGATGGCGTATCTGCGCGCGGTTGCGGCTGCGTTTCTGGGCGTGACGATCGACGCCGGGCTGGTGCCGAAGTTCCAGGTGGGGGAGCCGTGGTGGTGGGTGACGCCGGACGGGAAGCCGTGCCTGTACGATGCCGCCGCCGTCGCCGCGTTCGCGCCGGTCGCGATTCCCTCCGCGAAGGGCGACAAGACGGCGGCGCAACTGGCGACGCTGGAGCGGGCGGGGGCGTGCCTGGCGGCATCGACCGCCGCGCTGGTGGCGGCGGCGAAGGCGGCCGCGCCGGGGTGCGTCACGCATCTGCTGACGTATCTGCCCACGGTGCTGGACCGCGCGGCACCGGCGATGGCGCGGGCGAACATGCCGGTCGGCTGGGCCAGCCCGGCGTTCGATGTGCTGCAGCTGGAGGATTATGACTGGGTGACCGGGGGCGACACCGCCGCCAGCGCGGCGGGGGTCGCGGTGGCGGGCGCGCGGCTGGGCTATCCGGTGGCGCGGCAGCATTATCTGAGCGGGTTCGTGCTGCGGCCCGACCAGCGGGCGCAGTGGGCGCTGATCGACGCGGCGGCCGACGTGGCGCGCGCGCGCGGGGTGGCGGCGACCTTTGTCTGGGCGCTGCCGCAGGTGATGCGTGACGGCTTTGTGCATTTCGATACAGACGGGGAGGATGCGATGCAGGCCTATGACGATGTGCTGTTTCCGATGCCGATCGGGCGTGAGGCGGAGGTGGCACCCGGGTTCGCAACGACGATCCTGACGGGGGCCGGCGGGACCGAGCAGCGGGTGGCGGCCTGGGCGGAGGCGCGGACGACCTGTGATGTCGGGCCGGGGCTGCGGTCGGAAGGCGACATCGCGCTGCTGCTCGACTTTTTCCGGGCGCGGATGGGGCCGGCGCGCGCGTTTCGCCTGCGCGATCCGTTCGATGCGACGATGGCCGACACGCCGATCGGCACCGGCGACGGGCGCACGCGCCGGTTCGCGCTGGCCAAACGCTATGGCGAGACGATGCGGCGGATCGTCCGGCCGGTGGCGGGCAGCGTGGCGGTGGCGGTGTCCGGTGTGGCGACGGCGGCCTTCACGGTGGAGCCGGACGGGTGGGTGGTGCTGGACGCCGCGCCGCCGGCCGGTGCGGTGGTCAGCGCCGCCTGCACCTTCGACGTGGTGGTGCGGTTCGCGCAGGACCGGCTGGCGGTGAACCGGGCGACGCATCTGGCCGGCATGGCCGCGTCGGTGCCGCTGGTCGAGGTGCGGGTATGAGCGGCTGGCTGGCGGCGGAACTGGCGACGATTGCCTTGTGCTGGCGGATCGAGCGGCGCGACGGGGTGGCGATCGGGCTGACCGCGCATGACCGCGACCTGACGATCGACGGGCTGGTCCACCGGGCCGCGCCGGGCATGGTGCCGTCGGCGATCACGCGAAGCATCGGGCTGGAGGCGGAGACGATGGACGTGTCGGGCGCGCTGTCGGCCGGGGCGATCAGCGAGCGCGACCTGCTGGCCGGGCGATGGGACGGGGCGCGGGTGATGCTGTTCGCGGTCGACTGGAGTGGCGAATCCGGCCGGGTCGACCTTGGCGAGGGGACGATCGGCGCGGTCGAACTGCGCGAAGGCGGTTTCACCGCCGAACTGCGCGGCGGCAATGCGGCACTGGACCGGCCGGTGGTGGAGGAGACGTCGCCCGAGTGTCGCGCCGACCTTGGCGACCGGCGGTGCCGCGTGGCGATGGCCGGGCGGCGGCGGTTCGCGCGGGTGGTCGCCGCCGAGGGCGCGGCGTTGACGCTGGACGGGAGCGAGCCGGTAGCGGACGCCTATGGGGCTGGGCTGCTGCGCTGGTTCGGGGGCGGGAACAGCGGGCTGGAACAGGCGGTCGCACGGTCGGAGGGCGCGACCGTGACGTTGCGCTCGCCGCCGGCGTTGCCGGTGGCGGCGGGGGCGCTGGTCGAGCTGATCGAGGGATGCGACCGCAGCATCGCCACTTGCACCGCGCGGTTCGGCAATGCGGTGAATTTTCGCGGGGAACCGTATCTGCCGGGGATGGACCTGTTGACGCGGTATCCCGGCGCGTGACGGCCGGGGACCGGGTCGCGGCGGCGGCGCTGGCGGCGGTGGGCGTGCGCTATCGGTTGCACGGGCGCGATGTGGAACATGGGCTGGACTGTGTCGGGCTGGTCGCGCTGGCGCTGGCCGGGGGTGGTGCGCGCACGGGGGTGGTGCCGACGGGCTATGGCTTGCGCGGTGGCGATCCCGATGCGGTCGCGGCGATGCTGGATGCGCGGTTTGCAAGGGGCAGCGGGTGGGCAGATGGCGACGTCCTGCTGTTCGCGAGCGGGCCGGGGCAATTGCATCTGGCGGTGCGCGCCGGCGGCGGGCTGGTCCATGCCGATGCGGGACTGCGGCGCGTGGTGCTGAGACCGGGTGTCGCGCCGTGGCCGCTGCTGGGAGCGTGGTCGCCGCCAATCGGAACGTCGGGGGAGGACTGACATGGCGACATTGGTGTTGAGCGCGGTCGGGACGGCGGTGGGCGGTCCGGTCGGCGGGGCGATCGGCGCGCTGATCGGCCAGGCGGTCGACCGGCGGGTGCTGGGGCCAAAGCGGCGCGAGGGGCCGCGGCTGACCGACCTCGCCGTGCAGACGTCGCGCTACGGCGCGCAGATTCCGCAGGTGTTCGGGCGGATGCGGGTGGCGGGGACGGTGATCTGGGCGACCGACCTGATCGAGACGCGCGGGACGGCGGGCGGTGGCAAGGGGCAGCCCGGCACGACCAGCTACAGCTATGCCGCATCGTTCGCGGTGCTGCTGTCGGCGCGGGCGATTGCCGGCGTCGGGCGGATCTGGGCGGATGGAACGCTGCTGCGCGGGGCGGCGGGCGACCTGAAGGTGGCGGGCCTGTTCCGGCTGCACCGGGGCGGCGAGGCACAGACGCCCGACCCGCTGATCGCGTCGGCCGAAGGGGCGGCGACACCGGCGCACCGGGGCTGCGCCTATGCGGTGTTCGAGGGGCTGGCGCTGGCCGACTATGGCAACCGCATCCCGTCACTGACGTTCGAGGTGATCGCCGAGGACGGGCCGGTCGACGTCGGGACGATCGCGCGGGCCATCGCCGATACGGTGACCGGCGACGTGGCGTTTGCGGTCGACGGCTTTGCGGTGGCGGGCGGCAGCGTGCGCGCGGTGCTGGACACGCTGGCGCAGGCAAGCGGCGCGGTGTTCGCGCTGGACGGCGCGCGGCTGATGCTGCGGGGTGATGACGATGGACCGACCCTGTCGCTGGTCGATGGCGGCATGGTGGCGGACGGCGCGGATCGGCCGATGGCGCGGGCGATGACGCCGGCCGATCAGGTGCCGCGATCGGTGACGGTGACGCATTACGACCCGGCGCGAGACTATCAGGCCGGGTTGCAGCGCGCGCGGCGACCGGGGGCGGGCCTGCGCGAGGAGGATGTCGCGGTGCCTGCGGCGCTGTCGGCATCGGCGGCCAAGGCGGTGGCACAGGGAATCCTGGCCCGTGCCGAGGCGCAGCGATTCAGCCGGACGCTGGCGATCGGCCCGGCGGCGTTGGCGATTCCGCCGGGGACGGTGGTGACGATCGCCGGCGAACGCGGCCGGTGGCGGGTGCGCGCGGTGACGGTCGAGCGGATGGCGGGGCGGGTCGCGCTGGTGCCGGCCGGTGTCGCGACACCGCCGGTTGCAGCGAGTTCCGGCCGGGTGCTGGCGGAGCGTGACGCGGTGATCGGCGCGACGATGCTGGCGGTGGTCGAGACGCTGCCGCTGGACGACAGCATCCTGACCGCGCCGCGCCTCTCGGTGGTGGCGAGCGGCGGCCCGGGGTGGCGGCGCGCGGCGCTGCTGTACAGTCTGGACGAGGGCGCAAGCTGGGTCGAGGCCGGCGCGACCGCCCTGCCCGGCGCGATCGGCCGGGTGACGACCCTGCCGGAGGCGGGGGTCGAACCGGGCGACCCGGCGGCGGCGATGGTCGTGACGCTGGCCGAGGATCACATGCAATTGAGCGATGCCGGGCTTGGCGGGGCGGTGGCCGGCGGGGCGGTGGCGATGGTCGGCGACGAGGTGATCCGGTTCGGGCGGGCGACGCCCGAAGGCGGGAACCGGTGGCGGCTCGGGATGCTGACGCGCGGTGCGCGCGGGACCGACCATGCCATGACCACGCACGCGGTGGGCGACCGGTTCGTGCTGCTGTCGCCCGCGACGATTTGCGCCATCGACCTGCCCGTCGCGGCGATCGGCAGGACGGTGCGAGTCATGGCGGCCGGGGTCGGCGACCGGGACGGCCCGGTCACGGTCGCGGTGGTGGTGACGGGGGCCTCGGTGCTGCCCCCTGCCCCGACGCTGCTGACAGCGGAACGGCAGGGTGACGGGACGATCGCCTTGCGCTGGGTCCGCCGCAGCCGCGCCGGGTGGACCGGAACCGACGGTGGCGATGGGCCGCTGATCGAGGAACGCGAGGCCTATGTCGTGATGGCCGAGACGGCGGTCGGTATCTTGCGCACTGCCGAAATCGGCATGCCGGCGTATGCGATTCCGCCGGCCGATATCGCCGCCGGCGCCGCAAGTGTTGCCGTCGCGCAACGCGGTACGATGGGCCTGTCCCGATTCACCCGCCTTTGCCTTCCGGTTGTCGCCTAA